GCCTATACTACCTGGATTCGAATAATCACCTAGAGTCTAGCGCGGACTTTAACAGCGCAGTTGATTACTAATAATCCTCTGTCGTGGGAGTATCCACGTCTGACAGTCTTTCTGCGAGACTGTTTTAAGGTAAGCAGAAAACCTTGGTGTGGGTATATCACATCCGACAATCTGCTGCGAGATTGTTTCAAAAATAAGTAGCAGTTTGCCACTATAGGCAGGATGGCAACCTACAGCCCCACAAAGTTATTACGTTCTAATTTTTCGGACCCGCCAATCATGGAGAAGCGATGAACTTTGTGGATGATAATCGGCGTTAGGCACTGGTGATTCAAAGTGTCATTTAAAACTAGTGAGTCAGCAATATAAATAACAACAAAGCCAGTAAAGGCTCTAAAAACGCAGTAGGCTCTGCATCAAAGTCAAACAACAAAAGCAACAAAGCTGAGTCGCAGTCGAAAACCGATATAAGTGAGACTATGCGATTGGGCGAGGCAGTAATGAAACGGTGCAAACCAAGCAAGTTGCACACGATAAGGGAATTTTTCTCACAATCTTCACAAGTGAGTAGCGCAGATTCATTGATGGTGCGGCAAAGTACAACTGAGCCAGCGCCTTCAGTAGCGTCAATGGAACTGGAGTGCAATCCAGTCATGCAATCCAACTACAATTTAGTGACTACAAAGAATTGGTTGCCTTCAGATTATAAAGTTGATGCAAGCGCGTTACTAGGAAGACCGTTCTTCATAGGAAACGTAGAGTGGCCGACAACAGTCAATCGTAGGAACGTTTTAGAACTACCTATCAATGATTTGCCTAGAGATGTCTTTAGGTCCAATAAAACGTTGTATAATGCTATCAAAATGGCGTCTTTGGGTAGAGCGTCTATGGAGCTGACAATTTCTTTGTCAGGCACTATAGGGCATTCTGGATGTATAATGTTCGGCGTAGTTCCTCCGGTTCCGTCTTACCCTAGAAACGACGCAACGCAACTTATCAACACTTTGATGAGTGGACCACACGGTTTTCTTTTTGCTAACGAATCAACTAACATTACTATTCCTGTTCCTTTTTATTGTAACACTGATTTCGGATCTTTGGACGTTGAGCTTGATTCTATATCGAGCGCCGTTGATATACATTATAGAAATTGCTCATATGCGACGTTGGTAGCTATAGTAATAAACCCATTGCTGGCTAGCGAGGGGTCTACAAATAGTTTACCGATAAACATTGAAGCCAAATTTAACGAACTTGAAATGTATGTTCCAGCGCCTAGATATTTGGATTGGGAACCTCCTGCGAATTTAGTTAACTCTTTTAAGATTTCTTTAAAAGAGGATTCTGAATTTAAGCCAGAGGCAGGCATAGTGGCAGCGGCGGC